AAGCCACATATTATGCTCATACTCAAGCATAGCCTTGCCCAGATGTTCCTCCGCCTCTTGTTTCGATTTCGATGCGGCGCAAAGTTTTGCTAAGTCAGTTTTAATATCTTGTAGACTTCTTCTTTTAACATTAACTGCACTTGCTGTTGCTCTTCTAGGCTTTGTAAAAAGTTCGGCCTGCCGCGCATCTCCGCCTGCTTCAGCATTATTTCCGTCGTGCGCTCCAGACGCTTTATCAGCATCTTTACTTTCTGATGTGTTTCCAATGGTTCTACCCCTTTTTGCGTTAAATTTAATTTCATATTTCTTAGATATTCTGTGAATTTTACTTGGCGTCTCGAAAAATAAATCCGCCACTTGAGCCTGAGATAATCCCGCAGATGCGGCCATCTTCACTTGCTCAATAAATGTGTCTTGATCAAATCTTGCCATTACTCATCATCCTCCATGGGTTCTATTTGGCCGGAGCCGTAACAGTTATCGCAGTTGTCTTTGTATTCCTCTAACTCCGGTATTGGAGTGTTGAAGCCCTGCGGTATCATGCGCTCATATGTGGCCACGCCTTCGCCCTTGCACTCTGGGCAGTCTATTAACGTTAAAGTTGTATTCATCCTGTGCATTCTCCCTCATCTTGCTGGCACAAATATGCCTCGTCGTTAAAAATCCAATCGCCTTGGCGCCGAACAAAATCGCCTAGTTCGGCGTAGCTGTGTTTATGTCTGAAACTGGCGTTCATCTGTTTTTCCATGTCAGACCACCATTGCATTCGCTCTGGATGTGACCGCCACATGGACGCTAAATTGGCCTCTGATTTTAGAAAGCATCCATCACAGTTACTTGTTGTGGACAGTTGTAAATCAAACCCAAACGCTTGTTGCTGTTTGCCCCAAAATTCCATTACATCAGGCTTACGAACTTGAGCGTCATTAAGAGGAAACCACTGCTTGATGTATTGCACTGGCGCTGGCTTTATGCGCCTTGCTTCGTCAGCCCTTATGCCGACCGCATTGCTCCATTTTTTCCAACCAAGGTTTTGCAAGTATTTAGTTGCTGGCCTGATCTTTAATCTGCGTGTGCAAAATCGTCTAACCGCATCTGGCAAGCGTTTATCTTTTTTAATTAAAGCTAAGAAAGGCTCACCGTCACGGCTGGCACTTTGGTAATTTACTGTCTGAACTTGTGCGTCAGTTTCTTCGTCAAACTCAACCCATGTAATTGGTACACTCCAACGCTCAGAACACTCTTGCACAAAGTCCAATGTCTCAGGCATCTCTCGTCCAGTATTGGCAAAGACAACCCTACACCTATCCGGCAAATCTCCGTTAGCATTTAGAATTTCGTGCAGCATATAGCCGCTAGTGCGACCACCGCTAAAGCTAATTACAACATTGCCGTCAGGGAGTTTATAAGGATTTCTCTCACGCATTTTTTTAATATCTATTTGGTCAATCATTAACTTCTCTCCCGTTTAAATTGGTTGCCCAAAAAATAGTGACACTACTAACGCGGCAACAAGCGCAATAGCTCCTGCAAGTTCTGCCGTTGGGTTCTCCTCAAGGCGTTTGAAAAACTTTTTCATTAGAACTCCTCCTCCTCTTGCAATAAAATAGAGTGGTTCTTAAAAACCATGTCAGTCCAATCATCACCTTCAACGTCAGTTAATAAGGTTGTGGAAACGTTGATGCCATCAACCTCTGTCGTAATGTTTTCCATTGCAAACATTATCCCAGCGATAAAAGCCTGATTGCATCTTTCATTAACAAAGTTTCTAATTTCGCAATCGCCGGTTAACCAATCGCCAGTTATCTTTTTATGAGAATGCTTTTCTGCAATCTCAAAAATGTTTTCATCATTAATTTCAGTTAAATCTATTGTAGTAGATGCCATAATTACGCCTCCTCTTTCTGACCAAATATTGCCCGAAGAAGCTTTTCCTCTGGATCTGCCAAGGCTTCAATTTCCAAAACTTCGTAAGAGTAAGCAGTAATGGACGTGTCTGTAAGCTTATTTTGGGGCAGCGTTTTGATAAAATCTTTTGCGCCAGTTTCGTTAATAAAGGTTTTTTGCAAATCTTTTCTAATGGTTTTTACAATTTTAATTATGTTTGGGGCGTACACCATCCTGCCCTTATACCAACCCTGCTTAAACTCAAAATTATCTGAGTTTTTAGAAAGCTTAGTGCTTGAAACGTGTATTGCGTATCGAATAGTCATTTGGATTTTCCTTCTGGACAATAAGTTAAAGGGGAGCCGAAGCCCCCCTGATTGGTTAAATTAAACCTGAATGACGTGCCATAAACGCGGCTTCGTCCCGACCTTCTTCAAGAGCAACTCCAGCCTCTTCTTCATCTTGAGCAACTTCTGCGGCAAAATTTAAAGCGCGTTTAATTGTATCATCGATAAGATCCCAAGCTGGTATTGCTGATGGGCAAGTAAACTCTAAATAATTATGTGGTGTCATTTTATAACTCCTCCTGTTTATATGCCTAACATATATATTATATATACTATTACAAGAGGTAAATTAGAAGAAAGAGTTAAAAACTTCTTTCATTAATGTTTTTTCGTTTAAAAACATAGTGGGTCTTAACCGCGTGTGACCTGATTTTATTGACGGATCGTCACCTCGACAAAAAAATATCTTCTCAATGTCTAAAGCTACAAACGCCCAAATATCTGATCTTTTTTGTTTTGATAGATTTCTTGTGTGGAAACTGTAGGATTTATAATTTAATGGAATAAAGCCTGCTGTTTTTATTTGCAGGGTTAGCAGCAAATTATTTGTTGTTTTAATGTAAGCGTCATCAACATTATTGTTGACAAGCGTACATTCGTGGCCAGCCCTAGAAATTCTGCTTAATGCTAAATACTCACCAGCCCGCCCAACACTTGCGCGGGCCAATTGATCGTGCATTTAAACACTCTCCAACCAAGTATGGATTTTTGTGGTTTGGTGTATTCTATCGTCGATGCCGTGATACCCACCGTTCACCCGCTTCGTTATTTTGCGGATAACCTCGCCATCGACACCAGTGTCTGCAATTTTATACAGACCGTTGTTAGAAAAAAACCACATAGCTGTTTCAAACGCGTATTCTTCTTCCAGCAATGAAGGATCTTCTATAACCTCCGGCAAGCCCATATCAGAAGCAAATGCTTTGACGTTGTTGTATCCCGTCAATTGTAAAAATCCGCGTCCCAAATATAGGCTGGCTTTTTCTTTCGTATCATTACCCATACGCCCAAAATACACGTTCTCAGCTAACGCTTTTGGGTTACGCGCAAATGGCTCTGCACTTTCCTTAGTCGGAAATCTGCTAGGCCAAACCCGCATCATCGCCTCGACAGAGTAACTCAGGTTTTCTTTTGTTAATTTAAACCCGCCGGATTCGTGGTGAGCCTGCCCCATCAAATGCGCGGCGCGCTTGTTAGATAATTTGTAATGCTTGGCGATTGCGCGCGCCGTATTTGGCCCAAACGATCCATCAGCAGAAACGCCAATCTTCGCCTGCAATTTTCGCATTGCATTACTCATTTTCTTTTCTTCGCCGTTTTAGCAGCAGCTTTAAATGCGCTGGCCTTTGGGGCGCCCTTAGTGCCAACCTTGCGCATTTTCTCACCGCTTCCAGCCTTAATTCTCTCACGCTTTTTATGAATATTTGAATACAAACTCATTTGCTTTCCCTTCCGCTAATATGCCCCGCAACAATGCCTATGACGCCCGTCAAGCTCATCTGGAGCAGTTCAATGATGTTTTGATCTACCGGCCCACCTTGCTCTCGCGCTAACGCAAACTCATCGTAAACTATGAAACCAAGCAGGCAGATCAGTCCGGCGCCCATGATAAATACTGTTAAATCTTTTATCCTCATTACCACTTCACCTTATTTGCCCAATACGCCGCAGACATTTTGCCCTTCGCAATATTACTTGCGTGGCGCGCTTTAAATGATTTGTTTCGGGCCGTTCCATCTTTCGAGCCAGATACACCCTGCTGGCCAAACCTAATTGTTTTTACCTCGTCGCCTGCTTTGGCCACGACAACGTGTGACTTTGTTTTGTGGCTAGGTGTGCGCTTGGGTTTGTTAAAACCAGACACACCAGCCCGCGCTAATCTAGGATCTTCTTTCATTACTTGCTTACCTTCTTAACTTTTTCGAAACTTCTCATTCCAGCCAGACCTAACATACCCGTTAAGATCGGCATCATAACCGACATTTCTGCCTGCGGGATTATAAAACCAAAGCCCGCACAAATTGGAGATATAAGAAAGTTAACCATCAAGCCTAGCACACACACATAGCCACACAGAGGGCGCCACGACGCCTGAAACCAGTTTCCCTTAGCCTCTGCTGTATTAACCGCTATCTGCGCTAACATGGCCTCCTGTGCGTGCCTGTCAGCCATCGTACTCAATTCATGGCTCAACGCTGCGGCTTTGTCTTTGTCTTCTATGAATTTTCCAACGATCTCCGTGGCTGGGCCAATCAAGCTTGCAATAATACTCATCTCTTAGATCCCAGCGCAGAGAACCCAAAGAATGCAGCGACAAGTCCCGATATAGCTATGAAATACGTAGGGGCAATATCCGCCAACAACTGACCCGTGGTGTCATACCCAATGAGATCCGCAGCAACAATGCCAAGCGGGTAAATCAGCAGGCCAAATAAGGCAAACCACGTCATTTTGAGTTGTGCATCTCGCTTGTGATCTGCGTCTTCCATTCGCAGGCGGCGATCCTCTAGCATAAGCTCGCGCTCATCTGGATCAATCTTGCCGTTACTGTTTAGGTCATATTCAGTCATCTGTTAAACTCCTTGCGTATCCTTTTGCTATATTTTTATGACTTGTTATTATAACAACTTTTCCACGTTTGCCATATACAACGTACTTTTTGCCTTTTTGAACTAATATCACTCACCATTTACCCTGTGATCTTCCGACAAACCAAATAACTCCGCCCGCGATTGCTAAACCAACTGAAATTATCAATGTAATTATAATTCCGTTTATAAGATTGTCTATTGCCTCTTTTTTTGCGTAAACCAAGTCCCGTTGCTCTTTGCGCTGTTGTGCTTCGATAGCTACAATCTCACGCCAAGCAGATGGCCCATAAACGAATGAAATATAATCCTTTAATTCTTCACGCATTTCTTTCAGCTTTTGTTTTTGAGTCCACAATTCTAAAGCGTGACTTTGAGTGTCCGAAAAAATTTTATAAAGTGGAGGTTTTTTAGATTTCTGCTCTAAGAAATCAATGTCAGCAGATGCTTTTGCAAACTGAGAAATTGCGCCTGTGAAACTTGAAATTTCCTTGCCGACCTCACAAGCCTTTTTTATTCCTTTGTATGCGCTTGTGGCGAGTGTTATCGCACTGATAGGATCAATCATGCCGGAGCCTTTTTAGTTTATCTGTCGAGCATCCTGTCCATCTTTAAATCTAACGCGTCCAATCGTGCTATGACACGATCCATTGCTGTGTTGTTGTCAGGTTTAGTTACATATTCTTCTCTCGTTTTATTGATTAAAATTTGGAGCCGTTGAAGCTCCAAAATATAACCACGTAAAACGAAACCAACAAAGGCTATGCCTAAAGTTAAAATTGCACTCCAGATCATATCCATTTCCATTAGTAACTGCCCTGCCAGACGCGTAAGTTGCTAAATTCGCTACTCATCAACTTCCTTTTTAACACATCTTTGACTGCTTGGGTATCCGTCCACTCAACACCAGCTTCTTTTAGCCAAACAGATAGCATCCCCATATCTACATTTCCGACGTGCTTATAATCAGAGCCGAAACTGTTTTGCGTAACTTCGCGCGCGTGGGCCGCGTCTTTGAGCATTTGAGAACCGTCAAAGGTTTTCTTAATGACCACGTTGTCACCTTCAAAAGAAACCTTTTCTGAAATTTTAGTTGATGTATTAAGACTCATCCCAAGCCTCATTCACATTTGGCGTTGATGGATCATCACCCTTCAGAGTGCCGTCTGCATTGCGCGCACGTTTGCGTTTCGTGCCAATTTTTTCAGTGGCTTTGCTGGCAACCTTTTTAACTGCCTGCGCAACCTTCGGCGCCTCACTCACAGTTTCTAAGATTGTTACCGTATCGCCGCGCAGTGAGTTTAATTGCTCAACTTCGCTTTCCGGCAGAATGACAGTTTCACCCTTTTCTATTCTACCCTTGCTGCACAGAATTTTGATTCTGTTAACTATAACTTTCTGCATAAATAACTCCTAAATTGAAAATAGGGGCGACATGAGCCGCCCCTAAAGTTATTATATTATGAAGTTGTGTTGTCTGCAATAATTCCAGACGCAGCCTCATTCTTACAAACCAATGTAAGTTCTGTCACCACTTGGCGAGTTGTGTTATCACCAGTTTTTGCAAGTGCAACATTTTTGGTTGGACGCAGCATTGCGACTTCCCACATATTGTCCTGCATGATGAAAACGTCACGCGAACGATTTTCCCGTGATGGCATGAACTCCACAGTTCCCCAAGGTGTCACGTAAACAGCCAATGACTTAACAACACGCTCGTCGCCAGCTTGCACTGATGAACGCTGGTTGTTGTTACCAGTGAAACCTAGAGCAACGTTCATCTGGAACGCTGATAGATACACTGTGTCTGGCTTGCCGCCCTCTTCCCAAATTGACTGCATAACTGTGTCAAATTTAGCCTGAGTAAACGCTGTAGGAGCGCCTGAGTCGGTACGTGCGTTGCTGCCTGTGCCGTTAGGATTGGCACCAGAACTTGCAGAAACAAAGTTCACGTTGGTGGTCATCCAAGCTGGAGCGCCTGCAAGTTCCCTCGCAGTTGTAGCATTACCAGCGACTTTAGCGTTATTGTCGAAAAGTGCTTTTTCGATGTCTAACTTTTGCTCTTTTGCAATTAGCAAAGTCTGGTAAGCAATTTGCTTGTTCTTGGATACGTGGTCTAATCCCTCATCCGTATCGGGAACCACGACTGCATTTTTAAAGATTTGAGTTGAATTGTTCAATCTTGTTGTTGCAGTACGAGCTTCAGCAGTTGTTGCGTCACCCTCAATATGTGCGTTAGCCGCACTCGCGCGTAGCGATTGAGTGTTCCACTCTACCAAAGTATTTTTGGCAGAACTTTTTGAGCTTTTGCTGTAAAATGGAGTTTCCTCCGGCGACACGTTATAAATTACTGAAGATAAATCTTCACGTATTGTATTGACAGAATCATAACTGTCAAAGGTATTGGATGGCTGTGCCATTATTTTGTCCTTTCAAAGACTACTGGTTTAAGATCAGGCTCAATGCATCATCGATTGAGCCAGTTTTCTGCAAGCGCGCTTGCGCCTTATTGCGAGTTACAGCATCTCCGTCTTTACGCTTGGCCGCACCAGCCTTCACAACGGGACGAACATTCTCGCCCTTCTTCTGCGCTTGTTTGCGCTTCGCAACCAGTTGCTTATATTTACGTGCGTCATTTAACGCCCGCACATATCTGCTGTCCGTAACCATTTGCATCTCCTCGGCAGTGAAGCCATATTCGATGCCAGTTTCTACGAGAGCCGACTTAACTTTATCGCTGCTCTCAGGGTTACCCAATTCTGGAATATGTTGAACAAGAGACTCAGCCTGCTGTTGCAGATACGCTTGATGCGCCTGCGCCTGCTGCTGATGCTGTTGATTTTGCATATGTTGAACCTGTTGCATTTGGGAGTCATATTGCACCTTGTCCTCATCGTATTTAAGTTTTTGCTCCATGAACCCAATGGGATCATTTTCAAATAACTCTCTAGATGGTGGGACGGGTGCCTGCACTCCGTTTTGTTGTGCTTGTTGGTATAGCTGCATAAATTGTTGTTGCTGCTGTTGCAATGCGGCTTGAGTTTGCTCAGTGTGCTTACGCATCTCAGCAACCTCTTGGAACCGCTTATTAATTGCCGCTTGTCCCGCAGCAGATTGCTTGAGCTGATCCAGTGTCCAATTCTCTACTTTTCCATCGACTTTGACGGGGATAAAATTGGTGTCTTCAGTAGCTTCTACTAGGTCTTCGCCGTCAATTTCAACATCATCAAGATCATCAAGATCTTCGCTGGATGCTTCAACGTCATCTTCGCTTTCAGTTGCAGCCTCAACTTCCTCAACCTGATCTTCATCGGGTGCGGTAATTGCTTCTACAGCTTCACTTAGATTATTTTCTCCAGATTGTTCTGGAGCCGTTGCGAGCAGGCTTTCTGCTGCTGCTTCTAGGGTAGTCGATTCCATCGGTACTACTTCCTTTGTTTGCGATCTAAAAGCGCCTCTGCCATAACGGCGGCGTCGAGGGTTGCTTCGATCTGGTCTAGCGCGCGCATTATTGCGTGTGCCTCTTCGCGCACGTCCACTTCGGACGCACTACTGCCCGCAAAAATCGACATTTGATTTTCGCGTACACTCTGCATGAAAGTCTTGAACGCGGTATCGTTTTTTAAACGGCGCGCTTCATCAGCTTCTATGCGGATTCCCGTACTCATTGTGGCTGCTGGCCTTGAGCCATTCCACCAATCATTCTCATTTTATCTTGCTCCGCTTGTATCCTAGCAACGTCTACCGCAGTTCCGTATTCACCGTAAACCTTTGCGGCGTCTACCAGAAGATCTTGCGCCATTTGATCTCGCTTCAAATCGTCGCTGGCAGCAGCTTTTTGTGCGTCAAGTTGCAGCTTGGCCATGTCTGATTGCATCTTAGACTGAGCCTTCATTTGCTCTGCCTGCAAGAATGCAGCGTTTGGATCGGATGCTTGCCCCTGCTGGGCTTGCGCCTGCTGCTGCATTTGCAGCATTTGCGCCTCAATCTCTGGCGTTATTGGCGCAAAATATCTGTCAGCATTGCGTATGCCGGAAACACTTAATTGATCCGCCAATGTGTTTCTAATGTTTGTGAGTGAAACCAAACCATTCTGCGGGCCGTAGGTTTGGTACACCATCGTTTGCATTTGCAGGGCTTGGCCCAGCGCGGCAACCTTTTCCGCCTCGCGCCCAGTGCCAAGACCCACATTAATGGCAACGTCCATAGACTGATCCCAAACGCGTGGGTCAACGGGAACGAACATACCATTCATTCTCATCATCTTTTCTTCGTCTACGTTCTTGCTCATTAATCTCAACATTATTCCGAATAGGTCTTTAACCCCATCGGCAAGATTTCTCACCATAACCTCAACCTGACCCGCAGCAGCCTCTACAGTCGCCTGCACAGCAGCCTTGGTTGTTGACTGCATGGCGTCAGGGTTTAGGGCTACGTTCTGCGTAACACCTGTTTTCTGGTCTACTACACTGTCTAAGTAAGTGAGCGCGCTCAGTGTCTGTCCGGCAACAAATGGCACTGACAAGTCTTGCACTGCGCCAGCGGTACGCATTCTGACAATGGCGCCAATTTCATTATTTAGCACATCGTCTATGTTTACCGAATCACTGATAATACCAATTCTTGGATTATTCGTCATTGCTACGTTATCTAAAATGCCACGCATTATCGAAGTAGCTGCGTCTTGGTCATCCATGATTAAATCAGCTAATGACTTGCCGTAAAAAGTGTGTGGCTCTGGGTCAATCTCCATTTTGGCAAACGGCAACTCATCACACTGCTCAAAATCAAGCATTTCGTAACCCGTACCGCCGCATATTATTTTGTGTAAAACTGGTATGCCAGTTCCGTCCACATCTATGCGCATATAGGCTTCCGTAATTGTCACATTTTTCATTGACGGGTCTTGCTCGTCTTCGTCAAAATCATTGCTAAAACCTTGGCGCTCGTATGTTTCAGCCTCAGTCATTTCTGAGCCGCTATCAAAGCTATCAAGCTTTGTAACCACTTCAGGGTCAAAGCCCATTTCGATTACATCTCCGGCGCGCATTTCTGTGCGGTGCGCCACCACGTAGGCGTCGGATAACATACGCGCGGATCTATCTATGAAAAACTCTTCCGGCGGTATGCTTTCAATTACTAACTCGCCGTCTTCCTCCTGCCGACTAAGCTTGACACTGTGGGATGGCATCTCAACTTCCATACCCATTTCGTCCATTGATAGTGACATTTCCATCGTATGCTCAAGAATGGTAACGTCATCGTCAGACACCAGAAAAGTGTACTCGTCATCAGATAAATCTGTGTAGGTGTGAATTTCTGCGCGTGGCGTTGTCTTCCAATATGCTTTCACGATGCCTTGCTTTTTAATTAACGCGTCGTGGAAAGCGTCATTTAAAACGCGATAACCATTTAGCCTAGCAAATTCATGCTGCATAAACTCAGTGGCTTGCTCCGCCATCGCTACGTCTTCTGCACCGTTTGGAACATACTCCACTGGCTTTGCGGAACTAAGGAAAATACGCATCAGGCTTGGCTTTACCGCACGTACGGTATCGCGTACCTTTGTAGATACAACCTTACTGCGGCCATTCTCGTAACCCAAATCAACTTCGCCGTCGTAGTAACGTTGAGACTTTATTCTGATTTCGCTTATCTCAGATTCCACAAAATCCACGGCAGATGATATGGCGTCCTGCACAATGCCCTCAACCTCAGTGCGTGATTTTGGCTTTAATTCCATTTTAC